CTAATACTTTTTAAATTATACAATGAATAAAATATGCTGTTTATAATAGAATTTAAAATAGATATTATGCCAAATTTATAATTAAAGCAGTTTATATTGCCCCTACCACCCACCCATTTGAACAGCTGTTGTTTTTTGGGGTTTTTTTTGGGGTTTTTTTGTTTTTTGTATTTTTTTGGGATTTATATTATTTTATATTTTTTATATATTTTTTGTATTTTTGTTTAGGATGGGGGACTACCACTACTTATATCAGGCCAAGCCTCTGCATTATAGCTGAATTCCAAACTTGAGGAGGAATTCTCTGGCAGCTGTGCTGACATTTGTTTTCTTCCAGCCAAGATTACTCACAACCACAACAGCATTGATGACTTCATTTGTTTTTGTTTGAGTCCATGTGGTTGCATCCATTCCGGCATATTTCTGCCTCATTGTCTTCTCAAGGAACTTGGGGTCCATCATTTTTTTCTGCACTTTATAAATTCCAATGGCTAGAGGATAGAATTTGAAAGATTCTAGAAACATCTCAGCCCCGGGAAAGAAAGAAAGGTAGATTTCAGGACCATCTTCCCAAGTGATTCCATTTGATGCAGCAATTGGGTTGATTATTTTAGTTTTAATGATCAATTTCTCCGCTTCCGGGGCACTCAAGACTTTTTCCAGCAAGTATCTGGCCAGAAAACCACTGACTCTATGTAAAGTCAGTGCATCATCTGGTAAAGCCATATTGCGATTCCCCGGATAATGTGTATTAGCGATAGGAATCCTCCAGCCACTGAAATTAGAAAGCACTGTCTCTTCACTTCTCTTTGTCAGGGCTTCTTTTGCTTTCTTCCCACTCAGGAAGAAGACTCTAGCATGCTCATAAGTCATTCCTGAAATGTATTCCTTTTTGAAATTTTGGTACTGGACTTCAGGATTGAAGCTGCTTGTGACTAATTGTCCAGGATCATCAAAAACTAATTCAGACATCTTTAAAATCTCTCTATATTATTGTTTTCCTTCTCTTTTTGTATTAGTGTGGAGTACACTACT